CAAGCTGGGTTTGTTGAGAAAGCTGGTGTTTGTGAAAATAAACTTGAATTATATGCAACAACTTTCTTACCTTTTATTTTTGCTTGTATTTTAGGTATTCCAGAAAATACATCTTGATTCCATTTAAACCTTAAAGCTAAATATGCTATGCCTGATAGTTTATGATTGCTTCCCCAATTAGATAATGTAGATAATATTGATGATGCTGATTGTCCATCTGTTCCAAAATGTGGTTCTATTTTAATTAAACTTTCACTATCTTTATAAAAATTACTATCTCCACTGCCTACTTCTACTTCTGTTCCATCAGATAAAGCACTAGCCCAAGTAACAACTTTGTCATCAACTCTTACTTCTTCTATTGAATTTATCTCGCCCTCTGACAATACTAAAGCAACATACAAGTAAGTATTATCTGTTCCTGAAGTTTCTACAAAAACTCTAACACCACCAACTAATCTTTCTCCATAAATTACAGGAATATTAGCGTCATTAGATTGTTTGTTTAAAAGAACTCCTGTTTCAAAGTCATCTGCTTCATTAACACCAAAGTCAGGTAGGTCAGGTACTTTAGGTCTAAATAACCATGCGATAGCAACAGTTGCAATTAATTGTACAATAGGATTAGACATAGTAAAAAAACTAGCAACTGATTTGAAAACAGACTTAAATCCACCAAAGAAAGATTTGATTCCTGTTTTCTTTATAACTAACCCAGAACCACCTTGTTGTTTTAAGTATTTTTCTTCTTTTTTATTGATGTATGCAATGAACTCTCCTTTAGGTGCATGTTTGTTAAGTATCTTCTTTGCAATTTTAATTAATATTTTATCAAACCATTGAAACATTATTCTCTACCCCACTTAATATCTAAAACTGTTTGAGATGCAAAGTCCATACCAACATCTGTACTAAAGAATCTTTGTTGTGATGTATTATTTGTTTTTCTTCCATTCTTTTTTTCAAAGTCAGCCCAATGAGAAACTACTGATAAATTAACAACACTTGATTTTGTATTTTCATTTATTGCGAAATTTTCTATATTACCTTTGTACAACAAAAAAGGATCAGCAATAATTGAATTATCATCTGCTAATAGTCCTCTAAAAATAGTTACTGCATCGTTAGTAACATTTTCATTAAGTACAGTAGAAATAAATGTTTGATCTGCACCTGATAAAGATATTGTTAAACTTGATTTAGTTACATCTATTTCTTCAGTAAAATCTGAAACACCTATAATAAAATCTGATGAAGTATAAGTAACAGAACTACCAGAGATTGAAGAAGTTAATGGAAAACTACAATCAGTAAAATTTACAGGAGTACTAAAGCCTATTGTAAGTAAATGAAATGGCCTAATATCATTTGTGGCTAGTTCGTTCTTTATCGCTGTTGTTAAGGCTCTCGTCATATTTCTCGTATGTTGTTCTTATTAGTTTTTCGCTTTGTTCTACCATAATAAAGCTGAAACTTCCATCTGGAATAGTATTTTGTTTTAAATTGTTTTTTTCAGAATCTAATTCACTTTCATCTACTATTTTTTCTGCAAGAAAATCAGCAGTTACATAATGCCTTACTAAATATTTTGTCATCTATAAAGATTCTTCTACATCAAATTCATATTGGTATAAAAACGCACCATCTTTAGCAGTTCCTACTACACCAAATTCTTGAATGTCATTTGTTAGGTGTACTGTAAAAGGAACATTGTCATAAGTAACTTCTGAATCGTCTGCAAGTGCTGTAAGTAAAGGTGGCTCTATTGTAACTGTTGAAGCATTACTAGAAGCCTGAACATCTGCAACTACCATATACACTTTGTTATGAGAAGCAAACTTAATATAATCTCCAGCTTTAAATGCATGTGGATTATCGTTATGATGTCCGTCCATAGCAATCGTTGTATCTCCAACTGCGTGAACACCATTAACTAAAACTGTGTTTGTTTCGTTACCTCTTGCATCTTCTATTTCAGGTGGGATTATTGTAAAGTTTTCTTTACCTGATCTTTGTTTCATTATAAATGCCATTAACTCTCCATAAACATCTGATCTAGTTCCTGTAATTATACGAACTGTGAACGCAAATCTTTGGTTGTCTATTTGTCTTGCAAGTTTCTTACCTGATACAGATTTAGATATAATAGTATTTTGAATAGACTTTATTCCTAAAGTTTCAAATTTAGAAGTTGATATTGGAAAAGCACCAGCCATTAAATTAAACTCTCCTGTCCTCTTTCATTAACAGCGTTATTAATGATTTGAGTTATTGCACCTCTTGATCTAACTAATAATTCTTCAAACCCTGAAGCGTCAACTGTATTAATATTAAAATTAACTGTTGCACCTTGTGATGATGTGCCTCTAGCGTTTTGTTGTATTTGTCCTGTTGAATTAGGAACGAACAATTCTGCACCACGCTCTCCAACAATCGTTGGCTGTCCTTTTCTAACAGACCCACCACTAGCAAAAAACTTTAATGGGTTACTTCCACCACTACCACCACCACCACCGATAGCGTTTAAAATCATCTGTAAAGCAATCTGTCTTTTAAGATTAGTATTTTGTTTTCTGATTAAATTATCTTTTTCTACTTCTTGGTCTTTATTATCTTTACCAAGAATTTTTTGTATTCCTAATAAAACTATGTATTCTATTTGTTGTGCTATTATATTAACTAACACTTGTTGTGCTATTTGTTTCATTGTTTTTGCAAAGTCTTTTCCCATTACAAGAGTTTCTGCCATTGCTCTAGACATTTTTTGTACGGATTGCACAACTCCATCTGCGATAATTTTATGAATACTTGCAAATTTTTCTTTTAATGCCTCAACTCTTTTATTAACATTTCCTCTTAATTCTTCTCCTATTTTTTGAAATATATTTTTTTGTTTTATAACTTCTTGTGTTGCTTCTTCTAATTCACCTTTGTTAATATCAATTTCTGGAACTTTAATAGGTATGTTTAATAAATCTCTTAACTTAACATATAAATCAAAAGAGATACTTATGGCTCTATTTAATTTTTCTAACAAATTTGTTACGCCACGGACTACATGTGCTAATGCTTTTCCTAAAGCTATGATTACAGGGTCTAACGCTTTTAAAGTTTCTGCAAGTGTATTGTTCATGTCAGTTAAAGCACCACTAAAACCAGCTTGGCCTATGTCGTCTAAAGCACCTCTAAAAGCAATTCCTAAATTAGAAGATGAAGTTGATAAGTTATCTAATTTTTGTTGAGTAGCACCAGCAAACGCTTTATCGAAACCTACTTCTAATGCAGTTAATATTTTTCTAGCACCCTCTGTTGATTGACCAAATTTAGCAATTTCTAATCTAGTAATTCCTAATTGTTCTTCTAATATTTTAAATACAGGAACACCTCTATCAGCAATTTGGTTAAGTTCTTCTAAACCTAGACCACCTTGAACACCTCTAGAGAAAACTCTAGTCATAGAATCTAAAGTACCTATTTGATCAGTTGTAACTGCGGCTGTATCAGTGAACACTCTTAAAAGTTTTTCAGTAGGATCAATACCTGATGCTTTCAATGTTATGAATGAAGTTGTTAATTGTTCTACGCTGAATTGAGATTTCAAAGCAAAATTTGTTATAAAGTCAAATGCTTGAGCACCCTCTTTAACTCCACCTGTAACTGATGAAAGTGAATCTCTTAAATCTTCAAAGTTTGAACCAACATTTGCAATACCTCTTAAAGCAACAGCACCACCTAAACCTATAAACGCACCTTTTAAACTAAATACAGCATTTTTAATTGAAGCAAGTCCACCTTTAACAGATCGTAATGCACCTTTTGTTTTATCTTGTGCTAATATGTTAATTTTTAAATTTGCCATTATCTATGTTTGCTCTTTGTTATTTCTGCCTGTGTTTCTTCTTGTTCTAAAAGCATAAATCCTAACCAATGATTATACTCCCAAACTTCCATTTTGAGAAGTTCAGATAAAGTTATTTTTAGCCTATCTGCAACGATAAGTAAATTTTTTAATTCTATGTTATTTTTGAGTTTTTTTTTACTTGGTCTGGAGTGATAGCTTGTACCATAGCTGACGATATTCTCGAAAGAACGTCAGAATCTACTTTATACATCAATGCTAGTTTATCTTCTGCCTTGAACACTTTCTTGCCATCTTTATCTAAAGACTTCATAACAACAATGTCTGCAAGAATACTTACATCATTCAAGTTATCAGACTTTTTGAATAAAGTATTTTTTTCAGATAAGTTTATAGGATTCCAATACAATATAGTTGCATTGCCATTTTCGTCTTTCCATTCAGGTACTTCAATAGATTGAACACCTAAAGATTCAAAATGCGTTTTCGCAATATCAATAACTGACATAAATTAAATTATACAGTTCCTATTGTAAGTGCACCTGTTCCTTGAAAAGTAACGTTTCTAGAAATTACTGCGTCCATTGAGTTTGTAACTGACATTCCTGTAACTACGCCTGTTCCTGAAAAACTTCTGTCGCCACTTGCATTACCCTCTGGTAATAAAACAAATGAAATAGAAGCACCAGCTACTAAACTTGTTTGTGGTGTATCTGTTTCATCAAAGTTCATTTCTAATGTTCCAGAGAATGAAGTTCTTCCTGCTAAAAACGATTTTGTTGCATCTGTCAAAGCTGTATCTTCAACTACGTCTGCTGAAGTTTCTAGTGTAAACCCTGTTAGTTCCCCAACACCAGTTCCACCAACTGTTACAACTCCTTCTTTTCCGTGATGTGTTGCCATTTTGTTTCCTTTTTACTTTTAGATTGTTGTTGTTTAGTTTGCTTATACCCCAGACTTAAAAAATGTTCAAGATTAGATTCATTAATAATTATCTCTGAATTATCTTTATATAATTTAATATCTTTAGCCATAAGTCCTTTTATTCTTTTTCTTCATCTTCGTCAAGATCATTGAACTCGTCAAGTTCAGGAAATTGCTCTATATCTTCGTCAGTTTCATCTTCTTTAAAATTGTCTATTTTTCTTCTTGCGTCCATACATAGTAGAGATATTTCATCTGTTAATTTTTCAATATTATCTAATTTTTGTTCTAATTGATCTATTACTTTATTTGCTTTAGCCATTATGGTGTACCTGATTGATATTCATACATACATCTAATCGTCATTCTTATTCCACCAACAGGAAACAAACTACCCTCGTCAGTTTCTACTTGAATGACTTCTGTATCTAATGCGTTACTGTTTCTTGTAGGGTCTGTTTCTAAAGCTGTTTCAATAGCAGTGATTAATTGGTTTCTTGCTGTATCAATATTTGATTCTGCACCTTTAACGAAACCTAGTACAACAAAATCAATCGTACCTATTCTTGTTTTAGCACCACTACCCATCTCTGAATCATCTCTGTTTTCTTCTGACGTTTGTACTATTACTGCTGGATATTGTTGTGCAGATAGTTCGTCAATAATAAAAGGTTGTCTTGTTGCTTTTTTTATTGTTATAGGGCTAGAGATACCTGATATAGTAGATAATAAATTACTAGCGATATTTTCTCTGACACTCATATTCTTGCTCTTTTTAATTCTTTTTCAATAAATTGATTGAATGATTTGTTTATAATCTTTTCTGTTCTATTATTAAAGCCAAAAAATTCTCTTTTAGGGCTATTAATTACTTGATTCCATAATGCTTTATTTCTTTCTTCTGCTCTAGCAAAACCAAGTGTAATTTTATGTTTTCCTGTTTTAGTCATTGCTTGATTTGGTGTTAAAGCACCTAACATCTTTCCTGAATACCATAAATCAACATTAGTTTCTTTTCCCTCTTTTTGTAATCTTTTTAAATAACCCTCACTATAAGGTGCAAATGGTTTGCTATTAAAATCAATTCCTTTTTGTGTTTTAGTTCTAATAATTTTTAATAATTGAAAACCAGCTTGTTGAACACCTTTGTCTATTGCTCTTTCTAATGCACTTTCAAATTTATCAACTTTTCTAATTACTTCTTTTGAATTAGTTTGAGTTTTAATTTTAATACCTTTAGCAAATTCTTGTAGGCCTCTTTTTATTCTATTGACTTCGCCTTGTGGTATTTCTGCTTGTTTAGTATCTTTTGAAATTGCTTTTCGTACTACAATTCCTGTTGCAACTCTTTTAAGAATTAATGGTATAGCCATTATCTAACTAATCTTCTGAATCCATGTAAAGGCTCTCTTTCATTAGATACAATAGTTCCATCTGCATCTACATCATACTCTACACCATCTTCTAAAATCATTCTCCATTCGACATTGTATTGGCTCATATAATATTCTGCCATTCTTTCAAATCTGTCTTTTTCTGTTTCAGGTCTGAATTTAGTTAATGCTGGTAAATAGAATCTTCCAAGAAATAAATAAACTCCTGCTCTTTCAAATTGATCTAGATTAACTTTTGTATTAACCATTTCTGCTGTGTTAAGAACTGTAATATCTGTAAATATATTTGTTTTATAAACAGGCCACCACTCAACTCTTAATGCTCTTAAAATATCATTTGTAGTTTGTGC